AACCCGACCCGACCCGTTGACACATCCTGGGAATTCATGGTAGATTTACCATGTCAACAACCCACATCGGAGAAAGCACGATGACTCAATTTTCAAAATTCTTTTCCACCGATAGCGCGAAAGCTATTAAAGCCGACAAGTACGGCTACTTGAACGCTATCAACTATATGGCGCCGCATAGTACCGGCGGCGTCGGTAACCTATGCCCTGATTCGAGCGCCGGTTGTCGCGACCTGTGCCTTGGCATGTACAGCGGCCAAGCTGCTATGGTCTCGGATCTCGAGAACGGAACCAACGCGGTGCGCGAAAGCCGGATCGCCAAGTCTCAATTCTTTATGAACGAGCGCCAAGCGTTCATGGGTGAAATGGCGGACCATGTTCGCGCCATGATCCGGAAAGCGGACCGCGAAAACAAAAAGCTTGCCGTAAGGCCTAACGGTTCAACCGATATCGCATTTGAATATATCAAAGGATACAACGGACAGACGTTGCCGGAACAATTTCCGGATGTTCAATTCGTCGACTACACCAAAAGCATGAAGCGGATCCTGAATCCCAACCGGCCTCGCAATTATCATCTAACGTTCAGCTTATCGGAAACAAACATGGATCAAGCCATACACGTTTTAGCGAATCGCAAAAATGTTGCGGTGGTATTTGGCGCCGGGCAGCCGGAAACGTTCTTGGGTCACCGCGTAATTGACGGAACGGAACACGATTTGCGCCACCTAGATCCTTCTCCCGTCATAGTTGGACTGGATCCAAAGGGCTCAAAGGCTAAGAATGACACTAGCGGATTCGTTGTGAGGGATTATTAAAATGGAAACAATATTAAAAAACAAAACGGAAGCGGACGCCATAGCAGAAACGGCGGACGCCTTACTTGATAATATGGCGGACGACGGTTTGCAAGAATCCAATAATTTTGAGGACATGGAAAGCGTGCGCGATCTGATAAGAGAAGTAAAAACGTTCCCGCATACGTTAGATTTGCACACCGGAGAAGAGTACCAATTCGAAGTAGCCAAAGAACAAGCTTTCGATTTTAGAGCGGACGGTGGAAAAGGATATCCGGCGCCGGTTGTTGACACATAATGGCGCCGCACGCTACCGGGTGCACTCGGTAGCAGAACCCCAGCCGGAGCAATCCGGTTGGGGTTTACCTTTGCCTCGAGCCGGGTATCTAAACGCCCGGCCCTGGCCAAGCCGGCGGAGGAATCAAAGGGGGGTTAACCTCCGACCCGACCCGACCCCGAACTATCCCGAGCATACCGTCCAAAAGACCCGACCCGACCGGACCCGACCAAAGGCATGGAACCACGGTCCCCGACCGACCCGACTTCAGTCCGTGTTCCGCTAACCCCCGACCATGGACCCCGTCAAACAGATATAGGTTGGACGATGCGAGGGCCGCAACAAGGAAGAAACTTACACCCCCCGACTGAGAATAGGCGAAATTCCACGCTACTTGATGTGCTGAGACATTTACGCGGTTAGTTTTTGTAACTTTGAGTTCTATCCAGAAGGGCAACCCCTCCGCGCATACATGAACATCCGGAATCCCGCCACCGAAGCGGTTCTCAATCCGTGTGGTGTTCCAATTCTTTGGCATCTTCGAGCGAAGATTGTTCCACATTAATGTCTCTGGTTTTTGCGTCATCAACTACCTCATAATCAGCATCCACAAAGACACTTGGGTGGGATTTTCTAAGTTCGGTAAGCCTGTTCTCAATTTCTTCCCTGTCCATATTTTCGATAGCATGGAAGTGGTTTGTTTCGCGACGGTCTGTCGTCAAGCCACCCAGTGCCGACCGTGTTTTCTCCGCATTTATTGCCGCAGAAAATTGCCCTGATTCTTCGGCTCCCATGGAGAGATCCCGTAGCCGTTTCAGTTGGCCCATCAAAGTGACGCCATACTTCCGCTCGCGCTCTTCACGCATTTCCAACACATATTCTGCGACATGCGGGAAGAATTTAGGGTTGAGAAGTTTGTACGCTTGGATTTTAGCAATTCCATTCTTGTCAGAATATCCTGCGAGCCTAGCGCACTCCGCGTTTGAGTGTGTTGCATCTACATAGTGCCGGGCAAATTCTTTCTGCCTGTTCGTTAATTTACGGCCATGGGCCTCTTCAATTTCTTCAGCTTTAGTGTCAATGCGGCGTTTCATCCGGTAGCTCCTGTATACTAGCTTTCTCAAAACTAACCCTGTTTTGAACAAGGGTCAAACCGCCGTTCGGCTAGAAAAGTGTAACGGGAAGCCTTGAAGTGTAACGGGGTGTAACGAGAGTGTAACGAGTAGTACTGATATATTTCAACGTGTTACCACCTGTTTTTAGCTCCCGTTACACTTTTACACTTTTTTGCACCCATAATTCTATTTTCAAAACTGTTTTTTGAATTTCCCTGTATATATGTGACGGGGGACATTTGACAGTGGTCCATGGATCATGCTAATTTAACGTACTACCACGTTTCATACCTAGAAAGGAAGAAAGACAATGTTCATTGGATCAAGATATTCGTTAGTTGAACCGGACGGCAGTCGCTCGATGTTGGGCTACAGTACGATTGTAATCAAGGACCGGGTGTTGTCCCGCACCGAGGAGCGTGTCCTTTTTAATGAACAGGGTGATGGGTACGAAGGGGGTACAAAAACGGTCACCTCATATCATTACACTTTAATGTGCCTCGTGGACGGTGGAGACAGTGCCGAGATTGACGACGAGCAGCTTCATTGCGAGGTCATCGCTGGGTTATACGAATACGATGGGAGCAAGTGATATGAGAAACCATGTTATTTCCCTTTACGACTACACGGGCGAGGCTTTGCGTCCGTGGGCCGAGGCTGGTTATAAGTGTTACGCGTATGACATCCAGCATGAAGGCGAGCGGACGGATGGCAACATTCGTTACGTTCACGCTGATCTGCACGACGTCCAGACGTTGTTAGAGATCATTGCCCGACACGGCACCAATGCATGTTTCATGTCTGCGTTTCCGCCTTGCACTGATTTGGCTTCTTCTGGCGCACGTTGGTGGAAGGGCAAGGCCGAGGCTGATCCTGATTTTCAGGTAGAGGCGGCGGGTCATGCCAAGCAGTGTGCTTTGGTAGGGGATGCTCTGGGTTGTCCTTATTACGTTGAGAACCCGATAGGTGCGCTGACGCGTTTATGGCGCAAGCCTGAGTACAAGTTTGATCCGTGTGATTACGGCGGGTATCTTCCAGAAGACGATGTTCATCCGAAGTGGCCAGATGTGATTCCTGCGCGTGACGGCTACAGGAAGAAGACTTGTCTTTGGACAGGTGGCGCTTTTCGTATGCCCATGAAGCGTCGTGTGGATCATTTGACGCTTGTGTATGACCGCGCTAATCCGACGAAGGGTGCAAACTTTTCGCCTGTGGCTGGCAAGACGGGTGGCAAGTCGCTTCGGACCAAGAACATTCGCAGTGCGACCCCACGCGGGTTTGCGAGGGCGTTGTTTTTGGAACATGCTTCCTTCACTTGGGGCCATGACGGTCACGAGAATTATCGTGATTATGGTAATGGACAGTTTTGGAAAGAGGGTGAATTATGAATGTTATATGCGACCAGTGTCACGGCAATGGGTACATAGCTGTTGACGTAAACGACAACGGCACGGGGGTGGTTTACGATGACTGCCCCCGCTGCCACTGCCAAGGAGAGATTAATGAAGAAGGTGTGGAAGCGCATTAAGCGCAAAGAGAATTGGGAGAGTAGGATGGGACCGGAATATTTTCTGCTAATCATATTGGGCAGCGTCATATCAGCTGTGCTGACGTACTGGTATTAATGCTTACAACTGTCGATCTGTTTTCGGGAATAGGTGGATTTGCCCGTGGCCTCGAGGCTACCGGGCATTTCCGCACTACCTGTTTCGTGGAGCAGGATCCGTTCTGCCAAGCGGTGTTGAAGCACCACTGGCCCGACGTACCCATACTGGATGACATAAGATATGCCGAAAGCTTTGATTTTCCCGACGCCCGACCCGACCTTGTTTGCGGAGGATTCCCTTGCCAGCCGTTCTCACAGGCAGGAAGGCAGCTCGCCCAAGACGACCCCCGCCATCTCTGGCCAGAAATGCTTAGAATTATCAGGGAACTCCGGCCCACTTGGGTTGTTGGAGAGAACGTTGTTGGGCTCATCAAACTGGGCTTGGACGAAGTACTCACTGACTTGGAAGGCGAAGGCTACGCCACAAGGACGTTTAATATTCCAGCTTGCGCGACAGGCGCCCCGCTCCTCAGACAACGGATCTGGGTTGTTGCACACGCCGACAGCGAAAG